GACGAAGGAGTGAAGCACATGCGGACTCTTCTTGTAAACGAAAACGTATACGCACGGGCGGTTTAGATGCCGGATAGGTGGCAAACATACCCCTTTGAATTCAAGGGCGGACTGGTCACTAACCTTTCGCCTTATCAGCAGGGTGTTCAGGCTCCGGGTTCTGCCCGTATCCTGCGTAACTTTGAACCGTCTGTTTTCGGCGGGTATCGTCGTGTTGAGGGATACGAGAAGTTTGACAGTAGCGCACTGTCTAATAGTGGTAATGTTAGAGGTATCGTGAGATACGGGGGGAATGTCTATGCTGCACGGGGTGATGATCTTTTTCGCTCCGCAGGATCGGGGTGGACGCAGATCACGGATAACGCCTCGTTCAGCAGCACGGGCATCACTCTTGGCGGATCAGAAAGAATCAGATTTCTCAAGTATGATTTTGACGGCACCGAAAAAATTCTTATTGTGGATGGCACTGGTAAACCGTTCAGGTTCGACGGAACCACCTTCGAACAGCTAACATCCCTGCCATCCGATACTTCTGGCGCAAGTCACATTGTAAATTTTAAGAACCACATCTTTCTTGGAAACGGCAAAAATCTTGTTTTTTCGGCCCCCTACGAAGATGATGACTTTACAAGTGCCAGCGGCGGTGGTATAATAAATGTTGCAGATACTATAACCGGACTGATTGTTTTTCGTGATCAACTGATCATTTTTAGTGAAACTTCAATTAACAGGTTGGCTGGTAGTAGTGTCGGAGACTTTCAGTTGCAGCCTGTGTCGCGAGATTTGGGATGTGTCGCCGAAGATACCATTCAGGAAATAGGCGGAGACATCATGTTCTTAGGGCCGGATGGTTTGCGGCTCTTTTCGGCTACGGATCGCGTGGGTGATTTTAGTCTTGGGGTCATATCTAAGCCGATTCAGACAGAAGTCACTGACTTGGTTTCGAGTAGCACGGTATTCTCCAGTACCATCATTCGTGAGAAGAGTCAATACCGGCTGTTTGGATTTAACGGCGCGTATACTAACGATGCGGCAAAGGGTATCGCGGGAACACAGCTTCAAGAGGGTATTTCTTGGAACGACCTCCGGGGCTTCAACGCATACGTCACATACAGTGAATATGACGGGTTCGCAGAACGAATATACTTTGCCGCTAAAGATGGCTACGTATATCAGATGGAACAGGGGAACACTCAAGACGGCACTGACATTGTAGCTACATTCGCTACTCCATTTGTTCCGCTAGGCGACTCAGAGCTTCGTAAGACGATATACAAGGGCACTACTTATTTGGATGTGAACGGCGCGTTTGATCTGCAGTTTTCTTTGAAGTTTGACTTTGACCAGCCAGACTCGCCACAACCGGATTCGATACTAAGCTCTGATGCAGGGGCTTCTGTTACTTACGGCTCGGGTATTTACGGCACTTCACTTCTGGGTACAAAACAGAAAGCTATTTTTGAAGTACCCACAATAGGATCAGGATTCACAGTGTCGATACTATATGAAACAACAGGAACTAGTACAGACGCCGTATTTACCGTAGATGCTGCGACTCTAGAATTCGCGACATACGGGAGGAGATAAAAAATGGGTACAGGCTATACTCGTAATGACACTGCGAATAACATCGCAGACGGTAACGTCATCAACGCTTCCGACTTGGACGGCGAATTTGATGCGGTACAAGCTGCGTTCAACGCGACAACAGGACACAGCCACGACGGTACTACCGGCGAAGGTCCGCAGATTGACACGGAGGGTCTTGCTGACGATGCTGTAACTGGCGCAAAGATTGACTCGACAACGACAATTACCGCCGCCGGGTTTACTGGACCTCTGACTGGCACAGCATCCAACGCAGCACTTCTCGACAGCATCGACAGCACCTCGTTCCTTCGTAGCGATGCGGCAGATACCAAGACATCAGGTGACTTGTCGTTCTCAGATAATGTCAAGGCCGTGTTTGGTGATGGGTCTGACTTGGAGATTTCTAGCAATGGAACAGACGGCTTTATACGAAATGGTAATGCTACTGGTGAAATAAGAATTGAATCAGATGATAGAATCGTCATCTGTGACAGAAACTTCAATGAATCATTTGCCATATTTAATGATGATGATGATGTGAAGCTTTTTCACAACGGCCTTGAGAAATTCGCCACCACCTCCACCGGCATCGACGTGACTGGCAACGCCACGTTTGATGACAATGGCAAGGCCATCTTCGGTGCTGGGTCTGACTTGCAGATTTACCACGATGGCACACACTCTTATGTGCAGGACGCTGGCACAGGTGACCTAAGAATTTCAGGAAACAACGTCAACATCATGAATGGTGCGGCCACTGAAAACTATATAGTCTGCACCAACAATGGCAGTGTCGCTGTAAAGTACGACAATGCAACAAAGGTGGAGACAACCACTTCCGGCATCGACGTGACCGGCGACGTTCTCAGTGACACTTTCACACTGGATAACGGTGCAAGTGACTGGCAATTCAGTGTTGTCAGTAACAACCTTATTATCAGCTATGCTGGTACAGCTAAAATGAAACTAGACACGTCCGGTAATCTTACAGTGACCGGCGATGTTATCTCTGAGGGGACAATCTAATGGCATTCAAAGTAGGAGCTACTACGGTTGTTGACGACAGTGGAAACATTGTCGCTGAACAACTTGATATTAACGGTGCAACTGTCGAGACTTCATTTCAAGGCGGAGACTCAGTTCTGGTATACGACAGCAGTGCTGGTGTAATCCGCAAGGGCACTATCACTAACGCTGCGCTTCAAGGACCGACCGGCCCGACTGGCCCGACTGGCCCGACTGGCCCTAATGGCGCAGACGGCGCAGCCGGTCCGACTGGCCCGACCGGACCCGGCGGACCCCCCGGCCCAACCGGCCCCAGCGGTGGGACTGGTCCAACTGGCCCAACTGGCCCAACTGGCCCAACTGGTCCCGCTGGTCCGACTAACACAGGATATACACAGGTATCAACGTATATTATGGCGGGTCAGTCCGGCACGAACGCACAAACAACTAACGGCGGAACTAGGTCGGGATCACAACTTCGGGCCAGTAACGCAGCGGGTGAATGGCTAGGCCCAAACGAGTTCGGTCTCTCGGGAACTTGGAGGGTCATGGGTAGACAAACACAGAACAGTAATGAACATAAGTCAACTGTCTGGGTGAGGATAAGTTAAATGGCTATTACATACACAGGCGTAAGAAATCCAGTCTGGACTAACCCAGAACATACTCAAATAGACCTTGAGGTAAACTTTGATCACTGGACTGAAGATGAATACATTTTGTTCACAGCGGACCCAAATGATGTTGGTGAACCTCATTCTGTTGAACTTTACAACAGGGCTGTAGCGGGGGACTTTGGCCCTGTTAGCGAATTTGTTCCTCCCGCAGACATCACTGGTGATAACGCAATGGCACTTTTAAGGGTAGAGCGGGATAGACTACTAGAAGAATCTGATTGGATGGTGCTTCCTGACAGGACTGCAACTGCTGAACAACTAGCTTACAGACAGGCGTTGCGTGACCTTCCATCTGACTATCCTAGTGCCTATATGACTTGGGATCAGACTACTAGAGACTATGTCTGGTCAAACGTCACTTGGCCTTCGTTGTAGGAGTTTTTATGGCAAGCTTTGACTGGGAATACCTTGAAGATAAAGACATCATCCTTCTAAAAAATATACCATGTGAAGGACTTGTAAACGAGTACAATCTCCTAAAGGAAAAACTAGACGATCCAGAAGAAACGCAATTCGCCAAAAGGTCCGGCGCAACAACTCCAGAAGGTGTGCCACTTAAAAAAAACAGTGGTATATTCTTGAGTCAAGTCTACATGCCAGAGTATGCTTTTATATCGCCCGCAGGTGGCCTATTTGGTGAAATATATACGAAACTAAAAACTCACAGCTTTCCCGTCAAGAGCGTGATGAACTCATTCAAGGCAACATCAGGATTTGATGTGTTAATAAGTAGATACGATACGGGGAACTACTACAAGCCGCACAGAGATCAAACAACACTCACAATGCTGGTGTGGCCGCTTGAAAAAAAATACAAAGGCGGAGACTTATTTTTTCCTGACCTCCTTAATTTCAAGTTGAGTTGTGATGCGGGAACAGGAGTTATATTCCCCGGACACTATATACACGGCGTCGAAGAAGTTTTTTCTGAAAACAAGGATGATGTTAGAGTTACATTTACGGGGTTTGTGAATTGAGACAACAGTGGCAGTTGTGGTCGGGAGCAGTTAGTTCCGAAAAAATAGATAGTATAATCTCACACGCAGAGTTAGAACCAGCAGAACGTGGCGGTGTATTTAGTCACTCCGATGTGAACGGTGAAGTGAGAAGCAGTACGATTCGCTGGCTTCAAGAAATTTCTATAAGAGATTTTTTGTGGGAGTATGTGAAACAGGCGAACATTAACGCTTTTGGGTTCGACATAATGAATTGTGCCGAAATGCAATTTACCGAGTACCACGCTTCTGAGGGTGGTCATTATGATTGGCATCACGATATTAACTGGGACTCTGACCTCCCCTCTGACAGAAAGATATCCGTAACTGTTCAACTTAGTGATCCTTCTGAATACGAGGGTGGAGACTTTCAATTTGACGAGTGCGAAACACCCGCAGGATCAAGGGCGAAGGGCACTGTTTTAGTGTTCCCAAGCTATCTTCGTCACAGAGTTTTGCCGGTCACAAGGGGCACACGAAAATCACTTGTTGCGTGGTTTCACGGACCACGATGGAGATAACACAATACTATGAGAGTACCTAATGTGTGTGTTGAAGACTTTTTTGACTTGCCTGAAGAGGTTATAAAAATATCAGATTCAGTAATCTATGACGGAAGTAATTACGGAATTTCACCGGGGCTACGTTCAGAGCCATTGGAAAGTAAATTTCCTTTATTATGTAAGTATGTTACAATGAAAGTTCTATCTCAATACTATGATCTGTCAAAAAAAATTGAAGTCGGCTGCAGTACAACAACACATTTCAACAAAATACCATATTCAAGCGGCGATGGAATAATTCACACAGACGACAATACAATTACTGCTATCGTCTATCTTAATAAAAATCCTGTACCGAATAGCGGAACATCTGTTTATAAACGGAAAAAAATCATTACAGATTTTAGGGCACAAACTTTAAGGATTGAAATTTTCAAAGACGACAAACAGACCGAAGAGTGGAAAACATTAAGAGATGAGTACAATTCAAATTACGATGAAATAATGCGTGTCAATGGATCGTATAATTCAGCATTAATTTTTAACGGGTATGTTCCGCACAAAATGGATTTAGATACAGAACAAGAGGGCGAAAGACTAACTCTTATACAGTTCATGTACGATATAATGGCACCAGAATCGACTAATGAAAAATTTGAAATCATCCGCCCAAAATATGATCTATGAGGTCTTGTGTAGCGTGGTTTCATGGACCACGATGGAGATAAGATGTGAAACTCGCACATGAACAAATTCCGGAACATTCATTAAAAGTCGCAATGGATCTTGAGGCGCACGAAAAAGAGTGCGCTATGTTTCGTGAGTTGGTTCACGGGAAGCTAGATTCGTTGGACAAGCGGATGTGGCGGCTTGAGGCTATGATAATGGGAAGCACTGTTTTGGTCGTGGCTATGGTCGTCTCGGTGTTTATGGGGCTTAGGTAGTTGTGGCGTTAACACCGAGAACAACTGAGGAATTATTGGCGGCTCAGACTGACCTGTCTAGGCCCGCAAAAATACAGGCTCAATTTACCCCCGGAAATCTAGCTTCGTCACAAACGCCCCTTGATATGACTACCATAGCCGGACAGTCGCTCCGACCGGGGGTTACGGTTTTTAACCCTGAGCCGCAATCCGAAAGTCAACTCCGTGAGTTGTACGCGGCAGCACAGAGAGCGGCAAAACAGCAGCGCGATTCGGGCTTTATGGGTCAAGTCGTTCTTCCGGGCGAAGGCTCGTTTGAAGAATTTGTCAAGATGCAAAACCGTCCGCTGCTATCGACCGGACTCCAAGACCCACAAGTTCGTCTCGGCCCAGACGACGTTAGCCGAACACTCGCTACAGGAAACAGAAGTATGGCAGATACAGGAAAAGCTATCAACACTGACGTTGAACTCATGGCGGAAATGGGTAAACAGGCAGGGAATGTGTCTACCTCTATTCCGAAAGTGACGGACACTCTCATCCCCGATCCCAGCGTAGAAGCTGGAACGCAGATGGACACAAGTGTGGGTCAGTTGGGTGCGGCTGAACAAGCTGACACAGCACAGGTAGATACCACTATGCCGGGACTCACTGTTGATGTTCCGGAGACTCCCGGTGCAGGAGTCGGTCAAATAGACCAGATAGCCTCTATATCCCCCGAGTTACAAAAGACAGGTGTAGACGTAGCCCAGATCGAAAAAGATATATCCGTGGATCTTCAAGAGGGCACACTCTCTGCGGGTGCAATAGCAGAGGCAGCTACAGAGGAACTGGACGAAAGAGCCACAGTCCAATACCAGCTTTCTGAACTTCTTTCCGGCATCGAAGAGGGTAAGCCTCTTCCCCCGTGGGCTTCTCCGGCAGCACGTAAAGTGGCGGGGGTAATGCAGGCGAGGGGTCTTGGGGCTTCTTCTATGGCTGGCGCAGCTATAACACAGGCAGTGATGGAGTCCGGTATCCCCATTGCCGCCAAAGACGCAGATGCCTACGCGAAAATTCAGCTTGCGAACCTGACTAACAGACAGCGCACTGCTTTACAGAATGCCGCTGCACAAGCTTCTATGGATACCGCGAATCTCAACGCGCGTCTGAAAGCTGGGGTCACTAACGCGCAGCTTCTTCTCGCTACTGAGACAAAGAACATGGACGCCAACCAACAGGCGAACGTACTTGAATACAACGCACTGACTCAGGCACTGTTTAAGGATGCGGCAGAAGAGAATGCCCGTAAACAGTTCAACGCGAAAAACGAGCTTCAAGTAGAGGAGTTCTTTGCGGAACTAGAATCGCAGGTAGAGACGGCCAATGCCAACCGCCTTGCAGCTATCGAACAGGCCAATGCGGGCGAGGCTAACGCGCAGAACCAGTTCAACGCCAGTCTGCGAGATGCCCGCAATAAATTTAATGCGAATATGAAGTACGCCATTGATCAGTCGAATGTCCAGTGGCGTCGAGAGATTAACACGGCGAACACTGCCATACAAAATGAAAACAATCGAATCAACGTACAAAACGCACTGAATGTCAGCCAAACGGCCCTGAATAATCTGTGGCAAATGTACCGCGATAACGCAGCGTGGAACTTCCAAAAGAGTGAGTCGGCACTACAGCGCCAACACGAAATCGGAATCATGGCTATGGAATTCGCGAACACACAGAAGATGTACGAAAAAGAACAGAAAGATAATCTGGCTATGGGTATCGGCAACTGGCTGGCACTTTGGGCGGCGGGTACAAGTCAAGGGAGTTCTGAGTAATGAACTTAGGTAACATACTTGCGATTGCACTTCCGGCGATTGCCGGGTTTGGTGCTGCCACCGGAGCAGGAAAAACTGCAGAGGGCGCAGCATCTGCCAGTAAAGCCGAAAGCTTTATCAGTAGCGGGGCACAGGCATTTCTAGCCGCACAGGGTATGGCGGGCCAAGATAAACGGCCTTTTCAGGCAGCAGCACCCACCCCAGCGCGGGCGAGATCAGTAAAAGAGTTGACACGCGGCACAGCCGTAGGATCTGTCTCTGCTGCGACTCCAGTAAATCCAATTGAGTTTCAGATGCCACTTTACCGCAGCGTACTGGAGAACCTACAGCGCACTGCTCGTAACTCTCAAGTTCGTGAGATGCTTGACAAGTACGAAGTGGTGCGGCCCACAAAAGCTGTGGGACAATCTGGAAGCGTCCGCATGACGGAGGTCAACATCTAATGAGAATAGATGAACGTATGCCAGCTATGGGGAGTGTCGAAAAGAAAGACCCCTTTGCAGTTGCCCCACCGGGCTACGGACTCACCCTTGACAACAGTCGTTGGCCTTGGGGCCAGCCTCAATCTGTAGTCGATCCGGAACAAGCCTACAACGAGGCTGTAGAGTCTTTGGAGAAAAAGGGCACCAAACAAGAGCTAATTAAGCTGCTTCTTGTGGGTGCATCTGTGGAAGCACTGGTTGAAGGCTACATCTTCCAACAGTTTTCAAACGGCGGATTTAGTCCGGATGTTGGCCTACTGATTAAAGGCCCGCTGGCTCTGTACATCGCAAACATGGCCGAAGAAGAAGGCATTCCTTATCGTTTCTTTGAAAACGACGATGAGCTTACAAAAGACGAGATGGACGACGAGACGTTCTTCCGTATGTTGAAAGAAAACAATCCGGGCATGTTCTCCTTTATTCGTGAACAGATTAACGAAGGTATTCGGCAGGGCACCGCCCCACAAGAGCCGGAACCGGAGAACTTCTTGAATTCGGAAGGGAAAAAATAAATGGGTATTGGTGCAGCTTTCGCCACCGGCCTGATCGGTGGTTTGACCCGCAACATGGAGCGGGAGTTTGAAAAGCGTCAAACAGATCAGCAGAAGATCGACGCGGTACAGACCCTACTCACTGAATACGCCATGAAGCCCGACGACGAAAAATCGTTGACGGGTGTAAATGCTGTACGCGCCATGCTGACCGGGGCACAGGAACAAGTATCACAGCGCCCTCGTGTCGGTCTTCTGGGCCGACGTTCTCCGGAGCTTGAGCTTGATATCGGAGAAATGAAAGGCATCATGGATGAGGTGTCTGCCTACGAATTTTACGTGGGTTCTGGGGACAATAAGATTGGATTCAACATTAAGCGGCCCGACAAGATTGATGCTGGCGCAGGTCGCGCTATCTTTGCAGAGGTAGGCCGCCATATGGGCGATGAAAAAACAAGGTTAAAGTACCTTGCTGATCCAAACGCCTACAACACAGTTAATAACTTTATCGAACAGTCTATCGCGGCCTATAACGCAGCCGTTATGAATTCTCCTAAAGAAGAAATTTTTCTGTTCGATGAAAGCACTGTTTCGTGGTGGAACGACTGGCAAGAACTCGGTGATCTGAGGAGATCTACTGATAAAAAGCCAAAATCAGTGAATCAGATGAACGCCGACAGTCTTCAACAAGCTAATCCGGATACCAGTATCGTAGGTGTGTGGAAGTCAAAGAAAGTCGGACCTGACGGTGAACCTAAGATTCTTATTGGACCCATCTCCTTTGACGGAAATCCAAATAAAGAGGCACTTGAGGCTTCTTACATGAATATCGGCACACTGCTCGGTGCGCCCGATCCACAGTCTGCGTTTGATTCGTTTCAAGAGAACGTTCAAATCTTTGATATCGCCGATGATGATCTTCTGCAGATGATGGAAGATAGTATCATGCTGGGCGCAGACTTGCCTCGTATCGGAATGTTGGCTCCGGGTAAAGGTCTGAAAAAAGTCGTAGGCGATGCGAATATGAGCGCACAAGAAAAGTACGCTCAGACCTATGAAAAGCTAAGCGAGTATAACACTACAGGCACTTTTGAAAACGGTGTCTACATGCTGTATCCACACTTTATTGATCGCGGTAAAAGCACTATCTTCAAAGGCGCTAACGGCAGAACAGGTAATTACAAGACTGCCGCAAAAATGCCGAACTCCCAGTCCTATGTTGTTGAGGTAAACTACGGTACTGAAGTATCTCAGACCATCAACTTCGGGATGATGGAAAAGGAGTTGAGCGACAACTTTAACGTCATGACTGATCTGAATACTCTCGCACTTACTGCGGTAGAGCTTGAAGATTCCGTGGCGTACTCTCGCCTTCGTGACGCACTGCGTTTCGCAGGTGAGGCGATAGTGTCTGTAGGTAAAGACTTAGGCTTCCTTGATGGTCTAGGTCTTAGCGAAGCGCAGAGAAAGTCAATCAGTGTGGGCGCTGATCCCACACGAAGTATCACATCTGACTTCCTTTCGCAGTTGAACGCACAGCTAGAGGAAGCAAAGGCTAGAGACGCAGCCGGTGAATCTGCCGGAAAAGATGTCACCTTTGCAGAGCTTATGTCGCTTCGTATCGGTCTTGCATTCAAGATGGCCCGTGCTGCAGATCCATCAGGCCGTCTGTCTGACCAAGACGTGCGACAACAGCTTGAGCGTCTTGGCGGTGACTTCGACAACGTACAACAGATCGTCGCTAAGATCGGCATTGTCGCTAAAGAGTTTGAACAGCGGTACAAGAAGCTTCAAGTTCTTGTGGGCTACGGCGCTGGTGATGGTCGCCCATTGACTCCGGAATCCAAAGCAGTGATCGATGCTGCCATCTCCTATGATTACATCTCTCGTATGGGACAACTGGGTGACGGCTCAAATATCAGCGTAGGATTTAACAGTGACGAAATCGATCCTCTCTTCCTCACGGCAAACAACGAGCCGGTATTCAAGCGGTATGAAGATGATACCAGCGTGAATGCCTATCCGAACGAGAAAGAGGGCGGAGATCAATACTTCACTAAGACGGTTGGCAGCAATGGCGTCGTACGGTACAAAAAGGTACGCACTGCCGATCTTGTTGCACGTTCAAGAATGGAGACACGCCCTAATCCATCCGTAGACACTGCTGGTCGTCCTATCCCAGAGAATGAAGCACCTCTCGCTGGTCCTCGCATGAATCCGACTGTAGACACAGCCGGTCGTCCTGTAGATCAGGTTCCTGTAACTGGTCCTCGCATGAATCCGAGTGTTGACACGGCGGGCCGTCCAGTCGAAGAAAATGAGTTTCCCGGTCTGACTGACGAAGAGGCAGAGATCATTCGCGGTCTTCGCGGGGGACAAGACGAAGAGGATGTAACCTTTGATCCGGAAAACATTCCCCGTAAGGGGACTCCGCGCCGCCGGATAAAGCCCCGGCCACAGCGTCCGGTTGATCCCGAAACAGACATTCTTCCGGGTGAGCCGGGATCGGGCACAGAGCGCACGACACAACCTCCCGCGCCAGAGCTTCCTGAAGCTGCAGTCTCGGACATCGACGAAGAAGAAGATTTGGAATTCACTCCGAAAGAGGGCATAGTTCTCGGCGAAGGAGAGTATTCTCCAAAAACACATCAGATGGTTCCGGGAACAGGCAGTAACGATACCGGATTCGAAATCATGACGCGCGGGTCAAAAAGGAAAGAAGTTGGAAAGTTTCGACTTGAAGGTAACAAATACGTACCTGTGGAGGTTATGTAAAGTATGGAACAGCAGCAGCAGCAGCGTCAACCTCTGGCAGAGGTATCCGGGCCAGCATTAGGCTCTTCCATTCCCCTTCCGGGAACTACACAGCCCGCTGTACGTGAGCTTGTCCAAGAGGAAGCTCAACCAAAGCCACAGATGACGCTGCAGGATTTTCTTGCCAGCGGTTCTGATATGATCGGCGACAAGCAGGTCAGGCCACAGGTTATTGACAGGGCACGTCAAGGTGACGTACAGGCTATGGCTGCCTTGTCCAGTCTGATTTCGAAACAGAACCGCAGTGGTGCAAGTCAGGCAGGGTTCGCAAACATCCCCCTGACTCGTGTCGATCCCGTGACCGAACAGCGCGTGGTCAGCATTCCTGAAGGTGCGCTGTCTAAGCGAGAACCTATCCTCGGTCTGTTTGGAGAGTCTGAATACGAAGCGGGTGTGGAGTACGCACAGAACCGTATTCGCCTTAATGATTCTATCAAGGGTAGCGTTCCTGATCCCCGCGTCCAAGAGATCCTCAGTGACTACTATCAGACAGGGTTCCTGCGTCAATTCGCATTTGACACAGAAGATTTTATACGGGATGGCGTACGCTTTCCCACTACAGCGGCCATTTACGGTCAGTATTTGGCTCCGGCTTTTGTAAACGCAGTTAAAGCCTCTTCTTCCAGATCCCCGGATGCGCCGAACTTTAACGAAGCCTTTTCAATAGAATTCAACAAAGTTCGTCCGCTGATCGCCAAAGAGATGGCCGGAGTAAAGAGGTTCATCAAAGACAAGGGAATGTTCCCTGACTTTGCGTCCGGTCTGAATGATTTCGTTATCAACAAGTACATCGAAAAGTACGGCGAAGAAGAGTTCATGTCTAACTATCGCCCGTTTCTTAACGAAGAGACGGGGGATCGTCTTTACATCCCACTGATTACTGAACAGACCGCCGACTCTCTTCTGGATTACGGTTTCGGTGAACTCAGTACCATCGAACAGTTCGCATCCTTTGCGATTCCAAACACTCTCGTATCGAACGTTCTAGCTGCCCGCCACATTAAGCTCGGAAAGCGGCAGCTTGCAAAGTACGAAAACCTGAAGAAAAAGGGACTGATACCTGAAGCTGATCTCGCAGTCGCCCCTCGTGTGGCACTCGCAAACTACGAGATTGCAAATACTGCCGGTCAGTGGGGTTACTCGTGGCGCAAGTTCAAAGGAGAGATGGGTAACCTCTTTACAAGGAAGTTCGGATATCAGGGTAAAATAGCGGACGCGAGGACCGTAACTGAACAAGAACGTTCTCTGGAGCGAGTCAGTAAGGAGATTCGCGCCCTTGACACTAACATCATTGCAGCCCAGTCGAACGGCGTACGTGGAACCTCGAAGATCACTGTTCCCGGTCCCAACAAACAGGGCGTAGAGATGACTCTTGACGAGGCGATTGAACGCAGAAACTATCTGAACAATCGCTTTGACTCCCTGTCAATGAACAAGGGCGTAGGTAGGTTTCTTCCCAAAGATCCGTTTAAGCGGGCAGTGTTCGCAGACGAGATGGTTATCACTGCGGGTCAAACCTTTGGCTACAATTATCTTCCTCAAATGTTTGGTGATGATTGGACTCCGGAAGGTGGCGCTGCAGTAGGCGCAATAGCGACTGCTATCTTTGGTCGTCCCGTTGCCCGTGGCACTGGTTTCGTTGTCGGCGGTATCGGTGAATTTACCGGTGTAAAGCCCGCAGCAGCCAACTTAGCCCGCTTCTTTGAAGACGTTCATCTTCTCCCGCGCGGACTTGTAATCAACCGAAAGTATGAGGATATCTCCGAGGCTCTTGGTAGAAAGCTTTCGCCAGAGGATTTGTCCGCATTCGGTAAAGCCGCAAACATCCTTGAGAATCTTAGTGAAGAAGGTCTTGACGCTGTTTACAAAAGTCTTGATCAGTACGGTAAAGTTCGCACCCGTATCCTGAAACAGTTTGAAGGCACGGAAGATTATGAGACTGCAAGAGAAGCCTTCTCACTGTCTTTCGCCTACGCTTCGGGATTGGCCCCGCTGCAAGCTATCGAACGCTCTAATCTCGGTAAATTCAGCTTAAAAAGGATTAACCAAGCGGTAGATGTCCAGCTTCAAGCTGAAAATAACTTGATGATGGCCAAGCTTGGCATGGACAAACTGCAAGAGCTTGTAGCCAAAAAGGCTGGAGTGGATACCGCTGATACCGGATACTTGGCCGAGTACGTGCGTAACTTTAACGCTGCTGCAGACGGACTCGCTCGTGATATTGGTGATCGCAGACGTAAGTACGTTGAGCTTCTTGACGTTTACAAAAATCAAGTCATGACAGATCCGTCGAACCCAGACGCAAAGGCCACACTGGACGATATCGTAAATCTGGAGATCAAGCTTACTCCGGGTGCTATGGATAGTGTCGAGGCACAGAGAGCTATTGTTGTCAAGAACCTTGACCTCATGTCAAAACAGATGAATGAGCGTGTGGCTCAGTTGGATGATCTTACTGGAACTCCGGCCTACACTAGAGAAATCGGAAGGACCGCAGAAGATCTAGTCGATCTGCGTGATGAAAAGATCAATCTCCTTGGAGAGAACGTCTACAGAGATGCCGACAAGCTGCTGGGCGGAAGAACAGTAGATCTTGCCCCCATCATGGACGACATGATTAACCGCTTGGCCAAACTGGATGAAGGCGGTATTCGGCAGTTCTTTGGTGCTGACTCTGCATTCTTCCGTGGTAGGTCAGGTAAGTACGCCCGCGCCGCTATGGAAAAAACGGCAGAAAAGAATCTGAGAAATTACTTCGGCGATGACTTTGATGAGTTTGTCCAGCGGGCTACCACACGGGATGTGATTACGGCAGATGGGAACATCGTACCCAACAAAAGCGTATCTGAGGGTGGTCTGTTTGTTGGCGAGGACGCATCCTACGCCGAAATGGCACTCGCCTTCTACAAAGCGCAGGATGATGTAGGGGAAAGATTTGATCCGTTTGCAGCCGGTGCCTTTGATGCGGACGAGATGTACCGACATCTTCGTAATGAAAGTGAGCGTATCGCCAAAACCCAAGGAGATGATGCCGCACGACCTTACAGAGAAATGATGATTCTTATCGACAACCAACTCGCTAAAATCGAAGGTGCAGAAGACGTTATTTCAGCGGCTAGAGATGAATACCGGCGTCTTAAGTTTGACCCGATTCAGTCAGAAGGCGGCTACGGTGACATCGTATCTAGTGCCACATCTAATCCTGAAATGGTCACTCCTTCTGTTTATCGTCGTCGCTATGGTGTCAACCAAATGCCAGACACTTGGCACGATAAGATCGGCAAAAGTGCGAGTAGGGCTATTGCATTTGGAAATAGAGACGACTTTAGAGAATTTGCCACGGAAATAGACGGCTTCAATCGGTACTGGGCCGACGACATAGACTATGAAGGCGACACACCTATCTATGTTTTCGACATGAGACAGCCGTACAACGACGCAGACAGTTTCCGTCGTATTGGCGACATGTTGAAACACGGAATTCAAAGTCGCTGGGGAGAACAGACAAGAAAAGAGATCTTGGATGAAATTAAGTTCGACCCTCTGTACGGTCCCGAAATAGACAAGATGCCGGGAGTAAAGGGAAGCTACAACTTCAATCGCATCGAAAACATGCGGGCCTTAGAGGATGAGATTCGCATCAAAGTCATTGACAAGGATGGTAACGAAACTATCACCACATGGTTCGACATGGCGGATATGGTTGCCGCAGAAAATGACATTGTCAAACTTGTCGAGACAGACGCTGCAGCCCGCAAAGCTTACCGCGACTTTACAGAAGAGTTGAACCGCAGCACGGGTAAGATGGCGGATGAGGCCCGCGAGTCTCTTGACATTGAAGGCAAAGCAGTGAACCAGATTCAAAAAGCTGCAGATGTCATGAACCCCGAAAAGTTCTACGAAGACTACATTCTTAATTATGACGTTACACTGTTTGAAGCGATGCAGGAACGGTTCATTCGCGGTATCATGCGAGAGAACGAAGATATGACCGAAGAGGATGCACTAAAGGCATTCAAGCGAGGCACTATTTATATGGTGACCAACGGTCTGTTGGAGCGGGCAGGTAGGCGTGTTGAGGCAGAGGGAACCTACAAATACTTTGACGGTACAGAGCGTACTATCAAGACTATGGTAAATCCCGCCACACTGCTTTCTGATTTGGAAGATCCCAATATCCGCAAGACTCTTAAGTACGTACTCGAAGATGAGGAGCATTTGGATTTCCTCACTGACATGAGTGAGATGCTCCTGTACGCAGAGGGACGCTCTCTTGAGAGGTTCACTCCGCAGGGGGTTGTGCGAGGAATCAGTCCGAACGAGATCATCAGCCGTGCGTTCAACATTGCACGGGGCATGGTCAGCCCTACCTATGTGGGTGCGGAATTCGCATTCCGTATGCTGCAGGATATGGAAGTGAACGCTTTTAAGGTAGCGGCAGAAAACAAAGAAGCCAACAGAATTATGCTGCTTCTTCTTGACGATCCAAAGCTGGTATCAGAGGCGGATGTCAAAACGCTATCTACAATCTTGATGGCCACCACGTACCGCGAATTGGTTCGTAACAGACGGGAAGCCGCCCCATTCATACCGCAGGACGAGATTGAAGCGGCAATGATGGAGATGCAGCCCGGAACGCCCCTCGACCCACTCGGTAAAGGTATGCCTTCATTTGAAGAGGCAATGGGGCAGATATTTGGGGCGTCTACAAACGAGTAGGGCTACGCCTAGATGTACCTAGAAGACTTTTCTATCATCTCGTCAGTCACTGAATTGACATACCTAAGAAGGGACGCGATGGAGTGTGCGCCGTCATAATCGGGCACTCCCGCGTCCATTTCTTTTTGGAATTCATCCGGACGCACTGATTGTTTGTCTATCTCTACGTTACCATCTTGACGCAGATATATGTTGAATGAAAACAGTGTGGCTTTGGCCATCAGGTACTCTCTACTTTTTCACACCTGTATGATACGGTGTATGGGGGCGGCAGTATGTGGGGTATGGTACTCAACTGTTCCGCCATTTCGATAGTCCGTATATAACATTGTTCTTTTATTTCTTTTAGGCCGGTAGTGTCCTCAAACACTACGCAGCTACCCGGCGGTGCGTTCAGAAAACACAGCATTACCATCGCTTTGAACATTTTGAAGCTCCTCTATTGTAATGTTGTAACAGGAAGCTCTCGCGTCATAGCCGTTGTCCGGATCGTGCTGATTCTTTTCTACTGACACGGCCAAGTCAAAAAAGTCCTGTTTTGGAATCGCACCCAAGAACCAGCCCTTTGAGTGGTCCTTGAGTACGCTGACGAAGCCGTACATATCGCACTTTTGACGAGTGTTGAATTTAGCCACAGAACAAGCGTAGTGAGGTTTAGGTGCCACACTGCGCTCTTTTGTTTTTACGTCAACAGTCGTACCGTCTGGAAGGATCATGTCGTACTCGTAAGTGTTACTCCACTCACCGCCCAAAACTTTTACAGCGATCTGTTCACCGATAAACCCCGCTACAGCACCTTGGCCCTTGCGGATGGAGTTTTTTAGAAGCCCCATCTCACGGGCCTTTTTTCGTGCGTTAACGACCATTTCATCCGTGATTTCTACTTCAATCATTCTTGAGTTTCTCCCTCAGTTTTACCCAGTCTTCATAGGCTGGATGATTTCTCGGTGGATTCCGCTGTATCCATCCGTTTCCTTGCTTCCAAACGGTCGATGTATTCTTCGATGTCGATTTGGCTGTCTTCCTCTGGGACATCTGCCATCCTTTCCAATCCTTCAATAAGTCTACGCGTTATGGCTTCCGATATCAAGCCCGTTCGTGTCTCTTCGTCCATTTCAAAGATGACAACGGCACCGCCGTCTTTCAACTCTACGTAGTCTGCTACCTCAAGTTTCATACCGTCTTATCTCCTCAATAATAAGGTGTCCAACCATTTTCTCTCCTTCTTGTTGTACGCTTTCTTAATCCGCTTTCGTTGACCAGCCTTGAAGTTAACAAACTTCTTCCACTTTGTCAAGGCATCATATTCATCTCCTGTCTTTAATGGCTTGCGTTTCATATGTTAAAAAATCCCCGTTTTCTTTACATATCATCTCGACATGTATAAATTA